TCTGAATCTGCAGCTGAAGAATGGGTAATTCAACACACTGCAGAATTAAACACATCCTGGGCTACAAATGAGTCTGCAAGAATTGCAAAAGAAGAACAAGAGACGCTTAATAACCAACGTCTTGAAGAAATTCATGCAATGCTTACACAATTAACAACAACTGTTTAATTTATTAAATAGTATACAATAATATTATGTCATATCAATTAAAGGTAATTAAAGACTACCCAGTAGCATTTTATGCATTGGATGAAACTTCTGGAACCACCGCTTCTGATATTTCAGGATGTGGTAATAATGGAACATATTCTGGTGGTATTACAACAGGACTTTTACCTTTAGTTCCTGGCGGATCAATTGGTTCTTTAATTACAAACACAAAGTATATTACATTTCCAATAACTAAAGATTATACTGGAACTACCGCCAGCGGCGGATTAGCAGATGAGTATTCGCTAGACAACGACTTCTCATTTGAGATTTGGTTTTATCCTAAAATAGCAACAAGCGCAGAGACAAAAATATTTGGTGACTCTACAAATAATGTCGGGCTATTCTATGAAAATGGAGATGTCCTAATTCAGTTTGGAAACAAAGAAGCAAGATATACGCTTCCATATGTTTCTAAGTCTCATCATATTGTTGGAACATATACTGGATCTACTTTGAATTTATATCATGATGGATATTTGGTTTCATCAACTTCAGTGGTTCCCGCCGATTTAGGTATTACACATACTGGACTAACATTGGCGGCGGGACCAACAACAAGCTCATCAGACTCACTTGTAATAGATGCCCCTGCAGTATATAGATATGCTCTAGATGGCAAAAAGGTTTTATCCCATTTTATTGATTCAAGATCACCAAAGGGAATTCAAATTGCATATCCAGATGATGGTATATTTTTCCCATTAAGCGATGAGAATTTAAAATCACAATTCTCATATTCTTACCCATTTAGTAAGTCATGGAGTAATTTTGTAACATCTGATATTTTCTACAATAAGGATGATGAATCTATCTCTTTAATTAAAGATTCAGCAGGCGGATCAAAATCTGTAGAGTTTACAGACTATATTATGATTCCAGGACAAATTGGATTAACAACATCAAAAGTGGAATGGAATGGAGATAATGGAGTATCTGTAGAAACCAGCCTTGATGGAGTTACATACACAGCATGTGTAAATGGGCAGGCAATTCCAAATTATTCACAATCAAGTTTTAGTTCAGCTGGAACCCTATATATTAAATTTACTTTAGCCAGTTCAAATATTAGCAAACATGTACCAAAACTAAAATACATTAATTTTTCATTCTATAAATCTAAGACAGTTTCTTCTGAAAACTTTGGGGAGAAAGTTGTTTATGCAGAAAATGAATTTCATCTTGGCCCCGCCAATTATGATATATTATCTAGAGATTATAGAAACGGACTTAGGTGCTCGTCTAGCGCTGGCTTTACAATAGCCACAGGAGCCTCTGTAAGGACCGTAGAGTTCTTTTATACCCCTACAGCGTTTACTGACTCAGGTCTAGTTTCATCTGCCTCCACAGGAGGCTTTGCGGCCTCTAACTATTCATGGCGTAATACTGGGACGGTAGAAAAAACAAACGTTTCAGCAATATATGTAAACGGAGTTGATAAAACATCTCAGACAGCCATATCAAATGTATTTACAGCAGGACAGCTGCACCATGTTGTAATTGTTTATACAGCCGCAATTTCTTCTGATATTAAATTTAATTATTCTTCATATGGGGCCACCGCATCTCTTTATCAAAATGTTGCCATATATGAAAGCGCATTTGATGTAACAAAGGCTGCTCAACATTATAGTTTATATACATCAAGGTCAATTGAGGTAACAGACGATTCGTCACTCACCTTGACAGAAGATGGCGTAGAAGTCTATAATAATGACTGGGTTGTGATCCAAAGTATATAATTTTGTCATCTTGTGTGACAAAAAGCTGGACTTAAACAGCAAAGAGTGGTAAAATAAAGCTCTATGGACATCAATAAGATTAATACTCAGGTTCTAGACGAAGAGACTAGGCTTGGCATATATGTATGGGAAATGCCAGACGGTAGATGGGTCGGCGATGATGAGGGAAATTTCCTTTCAGTTACATCAATGAAAGGCAATAAAACCAAAATTGAAGCCCTTGTAAATGAAGTTAGCTCCTATGGAATATATGAGGGGCAACCAAAATTTCTTTCAGGTCGTAGAAAAATTGATGACGAAGAATTTGAGTATCAGCAAAAAAGACTTGAGTGGGGACTAATTCCAGATCCTTTAGATGTTGGAAACCATAAAGACGAAATGAAGAAGTTAATTCTTCCAAAATAAGGAGACCGCTATGGAATTTGTACAAGACAGTGATTCAGAATCAACAGACAGAATTGAAATTTCTTCTGCATCTGATCTTTTTAGATTAAAGAAAGATTTAGACATGGATCCATCTGATCCGTTTACGATGCAGGAAGATTCTCTAAAGAAAGTCTCTGGACTAAGCCCAGCTTTTCGTCGTAAAATGGGAAGAGAATTATCTAAAGCATTTACTGGTAGAGAAGAAACTGGAACACAACAGAATTTATTAGCGCAGGCAGTAACAGGTTATGCACTATTTGATCTTATTGAACCACCATATAACCTAGAATATTTATCACGAATTTATGAAATTTCAACTTACAACTATGCAGCAATTAATGCAAAGGTTGCAAACATTGTTGGACTCGGTTACGACTTTACAGAAACAAAAAAGACAAACGACGCATTTGATTCAATTGAAGATCCAAAACAATTAGAGCGGGCACGTAGAAAACTTAATAAGCTAAAGCAAGATTTACAGCTATGGATTGATTCAACAAATGATGAAGATACATTTACACAAACTCTTATCAAGGCATACACAGATTACGAAGCAACTGGAAATGGCTACATTGAAATTAGCCGAACAACTGCAGGTAATATTGGTTACATTGGCCACATACCAGCAAAGACAATGCGTGTGCGTAGATTGCGTGATGGATTTATCCAATTGCTTTATGGCAAGGCTGTTTTCTTCCGTAACTTTGGAGACATGGAAACAGAAAATCCAATTGCTGGACAAGAAGATCGTCCAAATGAAGTTATTCATATAAAAAAATACACACCAACAAATAACTACTACGGTATTCCAGATATTGTTGCCGCACAAAATGCGTTGGCTGGAAATGAATTTGCTGGTAAATATAACCTAGACTATTTTGAAAATAAGGCTGTCCCAAGATATATTATTACAGTAAAGGGAGCAAAGCTTTCTCCAGAATCAGAGCGCAAGCTCCTTGAGTTTTTCCAGGTAGGGCTTAGAGGAAAGAATCACAGATCCCTTTATATCCCGCTTCCAGCAGATTCACCAGACTCAAAGGTTGAATTTAAAATGGAGCCAATTGAGGCGGGTGCCCAAGAATCATCATTTAACGTATATCGTAAAGCAAATAGAGATGAAATTCTATTGGCTCACCGTGTACCAATTAATAAAATTGGAACCCCAGAAGGAGTCAATTTAGCGGTAGCAAGAGATGCTGATAAAACATTTAAAGAGCAGGTTTGCCGTCCATCACAAATGACATTAGAGAAGAAATTAAATAAAATTATTGAAGAAAAGACAGACGCACTTTCTCTTAAATTTAATGAATTAACTCTCACAGACGAGGATACTCAGTCTAAGATTGATGAGAGATATTTAAGAATGCAGGTAATTACTCCTAATGAAGTTAGAATTAGAAGAGGGATGATACCTTTAGACGGCGGAGATGATATGGTTGAATTAAAGCCACAGCAACAGGCTGAAATCAGAAGCCAAGCAAATAATACTCGTCGACGAGAGCAAGAAAGACAAGCTAATTCTCCAGATATTTCAGGGGAAGGCAGAAATGCTCAAGGCGACGGAAGAACGGTTGAATAAATCTACTCAACCACTATTTGCCTTTTTATCTACAAATAGATAAAATTAAGCATATGAACATTGAAAAATCTAACTGGTCTTCAAATGGAAATAACCTCCATCTTGCAGTCCCATTTACAAAAGTAAATCGTGAGAAGAGAACTGTATCAGGATTTGCAACACTAGACAATATTGATCAAACTGGCGATGTAGTTACAGCAGAGGCCAGCATGAAAGCATTTGAAAGATTCCGTGGGAATCTAAGAGAAATGCATCAGCCACTTGCAGTTGGCAAGGTTGTATCATTTAAGCCAGAGACTTATTATGATCCCGCATCAAAAGAATTTTACAATGGAGTTTATGTAACATCTTACATTTCAAAAGGCGCACAAGATACCTGGGAAAAAGTCCTTGACGGAACACTCGCAGGTTTTTCAATTGGCGGAAAGATTCTAGAATCAGACAATGAAGTTAATAAGGCAAACGGCGAAACAGTTCGTTTTATTAAAGACTATGAACTGGTAGAACTTTCAATTGTTGATTCCCCAGCAAATGAATTGTGCAACATCTTGTCAATCGAGAAGATGAATGGACAAATGATTTTCAAGGGTATGGCCGCAGATGTCGTAACAGAAAATATTTTCTATTGCGAAGAAAGCGATTCAATTTTTGTATCGACAGAAAAAGAATTTGACTCACCAATATCAGGAAATCC